GCTGGGTTCTCTACGAGGCTAACTGCTTCAATGCCAGTCAGTTCATCATTTTCATCTAATAATAATTCTATAATTTCCATATCTTTTATTTTTAACCACCTCCTAATGTGGCACTTGTTATTATTCCATTGTCTAATTGTTGTGCAGTAGTTACATCTTGTGCTACTACATATGCTTGAATAGGTTGGTTCAATGCTCCTGCAATTTGATTAAATGGACTATTACCTACAATATTAAACTGTGGTGCTTGTGATTGACTAACTCCACCTGATGGACTACTTGCACTTGGTGAGGTAGCACTACTTAAATTTGGTTGAAATTTTTGAGCTGCAATAGTTGCTATTTGAGCAGCACTTGTAGTTATAGCAAAAGCAAGTGAAGCAATACCAGCAGGGTTTGGCACAGGGCCAATAGCTACAGGTGATTGTGATAATGAACTTGTTATTGCTTTAGCACCATCTACAACAGCTAAACCAAGTTGTAATGCTTTATTAAACTTAAATTGCTTTTCTGCTACCTTTTGTCCTTCTTTGCTTTCTATATCAAGGTTTTTCATCTTGTGTGCAAAAACAGCATCTCCAACAGCTTGAATTGAGTTAAGACCAGCAGCAGTTAACTGAATTTCTTCATTTACTCTTGCTAATCTTGCTTGTCTTTCTTTCTCTAAATTTTCATAATACTGTTTAATAATGCCACCCATTGTTACATAAGCACTTCTTGTATTATCTACTTTTATTTTATTTACATCTATTGTTTTAGCTTCTATTCTTTTAATATTTAATAACTCTTCTTCAACTGCTTCTTTTTTTATTTTAATTAGCTTTTTTTCTTCAATTCCTAAAGTTCTTAATGCTTTTAACTGATCTTGAAGCTGTTTTATTACAATGTTTTTTTTCTTAATATCCTCAGTAGTAGCTTCAGACATTTCTTCTTTTTTAAGCTTTATTTCATCTTCAAGTTGTTTAATTAAACTAAAATTTGCATCTATTTCTTTTCCTTTTGCATCAAGATCTATTTCTGTTTTTTCTGTTGTTTCTTCAGTTGTCATTCCCAACTGCTTCATTAAAGCATTTTTTGCTGCAACAAGTTTGTTTGTTTTTTCTTGTTCTTCATTAAATTCTTCTTCTGCATTTGCAACATTTTTAATTGAAACTTTTAAAAGTTGTTGTTGCTTTCTTAATCTGTTAAAATCTTTTATTACATTATCACCAGATTCTTTTCTTAATTTATTTTGAGCTTCAAGTATTTTATCTATTTCTTCTGCTAATTCTTCTGCGTTTTTTGCTTCAACCTTTATATTTTTTTCTGAAAGTTCTGCTCTAATTCGAGCTTCTCTGTCAATCAAATCAGTTCTTGCTTCAATTTTTTCATTTAATCTTTCTGCTGCTTCCTCTGCTTGTTCTTGTATTTCTTCTTCTTGTTTTTGTATTAATATTTTATTAACTAAGTTTCCATTTATTTTTTCTATTATTTTATTTAATTCTTCATTAGTTACTTTTTCTTTGTCAATTTTTTCTAAATAGTCAGGATATTGTTTTTGTAATTGATCTATTAATGAAATCCTATCTTCTTGTGTAATATTTACATCTTCAAGCTGTGCCTGTACTTTAAATAATTCAATTCTTTCATCTGCAAGTGCATCAGATACTCTTATAGTTGGTGTTATAAATTTTACTAAAGCTGTTGTTGCTTGTACAATACTTCTTGCAATACTTGTGAATATACCCTGTCCATCTTCAATAGAAAGTAAAAAACCTTCCCATGCTGATTCAAGTGCTGTTGTATCTCCAGCTAAATTGTCAAGTCTTGTATTTGCTATTTGTGTAGCAGCACCAGCAGCACCCTCAAGACTGTCTTGTAGAACATCTATATCTTTAGAATTAGCAGCTAAGGTAATTAAAGATTTAGCACCAACTACTCCTACTAATTCAACTGCTTTATTTAATTTATTAGTTGAGGTTGCAGAAGTTTCCATTGTGTTATTAACAGTCTCTAAAGCATCTTCTAATGTTATGCCTTTTTTACCAAGCATTATAAATGTTTTAGCTAAACCTGTTCCAGCTATACTACCTTTTAAACCACCATTTGCAAGAGTACCAAGTAAAGCTGTTGTCTTTTCTAAACTAACATTTGTAGCTTTAGCAACAGGCCCAGCAAGCTTTAAACTTTCTTGTAAGCCAGCAAAATCTAAAGCACTTTTTGTTGTTGACATTGATAAAACATCTACAACTCTTTGAGTGTCCTCTGCTTCTAACCCAAACTGTCTTAGAGTTGAACCTGATAACATTGCAGCATCTGCTAAACTAACTTCCAAAGAAGCAGCCAAGTCAAGTGTTGCTCCTGTCATATTTAATATTTGGTCAGTTGTAAAACCAAGTTTTGCAAACTCTGTTTGTAACTCAACTACCTGTGTTGCACTAAATGCAGTTGCTGCACCTAACTTTTTAGCACTATCTGAAAGTTTACCAATTTCTGATTCAGTAGCACCAGAAACAGCTTTTAAACCACTTACAGTTTTAGCAAATTCATTGCCTCTTTTGAATGCACTTACAAAAACACCACCTACTGCAGCTAAACCAGAAGCAGTTCCTGTTAAAAGTTGTAGACTAGCTGCCATAGCTCCAATACCTATTGCTGCAAATCCTGCAGCTGCTCCAAATCCAAATGTAGGAAGCATTGCGTATATAAATGCAGTACCCACAGACATAACTGCTGCACTTAATGCTAGTATTGCTGGTGCTTGAGCTGCCATGGCAAGTAAAGGTATTTGTACAGCGGTCATTCCTGCCCCTAATACTTTAGATGCTTCTCCTAGTGCTTGAACAGCTGGAGCTGCAAAGTATGCTGCTACTCCAAATAGATATAGTGGTGTTGCCGCTAGAGCAGTGGTTAAAGCTAAA